GCTTATGTAAAATGTGGCACGACTGATACAACACCTTTTCTTTTCTTGACGATACTCCAATCCGTGTTAGAGTTTCTCTAACTTTTAGAAAGTCATCCTGTTCCTTGAGTTCAATCTCAAGGAATTTTGATAAATCAACCATATCATTTTCCTAATCCACCCTTCAGGGTTTGTTCTTTGAGTTTTTGGATTTGTTCGTTGCTTAGTAGTCGCAAAGCATCACGTGCTTTGGCATCTGATAGGGCGTATGTCTGCTTGATGCATTCTATATCGTCACTTTTCTCAGATTTTATCCACTTAGCATAGGTTCTTTTCTTAGACCTTACGATATTTATAAGAAAATCATTCTGTAGCTTTTTGTCAAGAAAGTGGTTGCGGTTCATTTCATTGGCAACATAAACACAGTCGTGATGGTAGGACAGTGACCGATTGGTAAGGAATGGTTGATAGTCCTTCTCACTCAGGTCATCTACTATCAGGTTCTTTTTTCCCTGTAGAATATCCTTGACATAATCAAATGGGTTCACAGCACCCACTCTCTCGCAAAAGATTTGGCATCTTCCACATTGTCGAAATACTTTTCTTCACTTACATTCTTTTCCAAGCATGAAATGAATACACAATACCGATCATCATTCTCTATTACCATAGACACTTTGATACCGTCATCTGAATAGTGTTCTGCTATTACATCCGCTCTCATTTAAAATCTCCTTCCGCCATTATTTGTATAAGACACGCAACAATATTTATTTCTTGGTCAACAACGAATGCTTGTTTGTATTGATAGTCGGCAAGAATTAAAATCACTTGTGGAATAGAATGTGGTTTGAGAAAATCGTATAAGTTATCATACAACTTGCGAAAGAACGTAGTCGAATCAATCTCATTGGTTGCAACCCATTTTCTAACTGCACCGAAGTCTTTGTCTTTGATATACTTCACTATCTCGGTGATGGATACATCGGCAACTTGAGCCAGAACACCCACATCAATTTTACCAAGTTGTGAATACCGTTGCAACTCATTTATCACACGGCGAAAGTCAGGGAAATGTTTTGTCACCAACTCGGCAACAACCTTCTTGTCGAACTCAACTTTTTCACTTTGTAGAATCGATTCAGTTCTCTTCAGAAACTCGGTTGCCATCTTTATCTTCTCACCATTCTTCAAACCGAATTCAACGACTGCACACCTCGAATGAAGTGGTTCGATGATACGGTTCTTGTAATTACATGTGAAGATGAACGAACAGTTACTTGCGAACTCTTCGATTGCATTACGCAGTGCAGGTTGTGTTGAGTTTGGGTTTAGGTAATCGGCTTCATCGATGATGATGACTTTACGTCCACCAGTGAATGACATTGATGATGCATAGTTTTTTATCTTGACTCGGAATGTGTCGATACCTGATTCATCAGAACCATTGATTACTAGGTAATCGCATCCTGCTTCTTGGCACAGTGCTTTGGCCACTGTTGTCTTCCCGACACCAGCGCTGCCTGTTAGAAGTAGATTTGGTATCTGTTTCTGACTTGCGTATTGTTGAAAGACTTCCTTCAACCGTTTGGGTAGAATACAATCCTCGATTGTTTGAGGGCGATACTTTTCTGTCCATAACAAATGTTCCATTGGAACCTTTCACATAAATCATAATAATCTCAAGAGAAACATCCCCCATTTCTGAGGGATGTTTGGACATTTACTTTGTAGTTTTAAAACCTTTCGAACCAACAGGAATCAATGAAGCAAAAGAATCTACTTTCTTCATTTGTGGTAACCGACCAACAATTTCTATCGGCCAAATTCCTGTCTCATTATAATACTTCGCCACATGTAATATCAACTCTTTTAGTTGTTGATTTCTTGCTTGTACTTTCGCAATTGTTACGTCAAGAGGTTTTGTATCAGTTGGCCTTTCTTTAGCATGAATAATAACGTAACTTGTTTTGCCATACTTTTTGAAACTAAGTAGTGCATTGAAAACTGTGGGTGTTACGCTTGTCTCATGCATAATGTAAGCAAACTTATTTCTTATTGGGTCTTCTATACCACCCGACTTCCAATCACCTGGTGTACGATTTAAGAATAATGCAGCAGAATCTGCGTTATAAGGATGGAACTCTGTCGCAATCGACGATTGTTTGCCTTTACTGGATTGAGCGGTAGTATTATATGCATTAACGATTGTGATGTATGCATCATTACGTTCACGTGGTTTCATATTTGGAGTTATGAAATCAATAAACTCTTTGAGACTAGTATCACTAAAACCATCTTCTATCATCTCAATAGATGTTGATTCTTTATCATGCAATATAGAAATAACAGTTTTAACTACGTCAGCAATAACTGCTCGATGTTTAGGTGGGTGTCCATTGGCAATCATCTGTGTCATTTTAGTAGACTCTGCTTCAGATAAAGTTTTACCCCTTATACCATCAGTGTTTGATGGATCGTATTGGTAGACATCAAATACCCATTCATCTTTATTCAATTGTTTAAGAGCAGGAACACGATGATTTCCATCAACTATCTCAAATGATTTTGCTTCTCCTGTTTCTACACCGTTAGCATCTTTAACTCTGTTGTTTTTGAACTTTAGAATTGGAAGATATTCATCATAAATAACTCCACTGCTGAAAGATTCTTTAATATCTTCAACATTAGATTTCGTTACACCATCAGCACGAACAGAATTACCATCACCCTCAGTCTGCATGTATATATCACTGAACTTAACAGTCTGTCGTCCAATGTACTTGAATCCTTTGAATGTTCGTGCCTTCTTAGCAGTTCTATGTAACTTCTTGAAATCAACTGCGATTTTTGAATTAAGACAAAGTAAAGCATCGAGCTTTGCTTTTGTTAGAGAAAAGTCAGATGACTTTTCGGGAGGCGTAGGTGATGCATGATTATCGAATAACATATTATATTTTCCTTATAAATCCTGATAGATTATCGTCAGTGTGGTAAATACCAGATTGAGAATAACATACGAGGCAAGTTTATTAAATTAGACCTGCACATCATCAGTTGAAAGTCGGTCACTCTCTCTCAACTGTATTGCTATTATATAGCAGTTACACACTAGTCGTCAAGTATATTTACGGCAATCATGTAAAGAATTCTTCTAGTGTAGACTTGTGTTCTTTTGCGATGCGACTTTCTTGAAGTGGTTTATAATCTTCATTGAGTTCACATCCCAAATATTGTCGCCCAAGTCTTACTGCCATTGCTGCTGTCGTACCAGAACCCATAAAGGGGTCTAGGACGATGCCATTAGAAGGAGCACCCGCCAGTATGCATGGTTCAATCAACTCTTCAGGGAACACTGCAAAGTGTGCGCCCTTAAATGGTTTGGTATTGACTGTCCAAACACTACGTTTATTTCGTGTAGGTTTAATCATCAATGTACCATCTGCTTTTTTGTATCCACTGTGACCAACAAAACTTGTTCCACCACCACCCATACTACTGTCAAACTCTTTACGCACATTGGGTCGAGGTTGATTCATCGTGTGCTTTGTTTGTCCTGGCGCACCATTTACAAGTTTGTGTGTGTCACTTAAACCACGAAGCATTCGTAATGCAGTCACATCTTGTATCGGTTCTTCTATTGCGGCAGAATCAAAATGATACTTGTCTGATTTACTCAACAGAAAAATATACTCATGTGCTTTTGTGCAACGGTCTTTAACTGATTCAGGCATTGGGTTTGGTTTGTGCCAGATGATATCTTGACGCAGATACCAACCATCAGCACGAAGTGCAAAGGCAAGCATCCACGGTATACCAATTAAGTCTTTACCTTTCAATCCTTCCAACTTATTGTTTCGAGTTGGACTATGTGACGGTAAATCCTGCATGGTTTTAGAGACAGTCTGTTTGCAAAAGGCATCAGTCCTACCACGATAGTTGTAGTAAGTGTCACCAATGTTCAACCAGAGTGTGCCATCATCTTCAAGCACATCCCATACGCAACGAAATACTTCTACCATTGCATCCACATACATCTGTGGAGTTTCTTCTAAACCTATCTGTCCATCACGACCGTAATCACGCAGACCATAATAGGGCGGACTTGTTATGCAGGTTTGAGCTTTGATACCTTCTGCTGCCCACCTACGCATCGTTTCACGGCAGTCACCGAATTCAATTAGGTTCATTTAAACGAGCAACAACTTCAAGATAAGGTTCTTTGACATGCCAATCTGTTCCATTGACTCCAAAAATTACTGTACGCATTTGAAGTTTGATATTATTATCTGGTGCAATCAACTCAAATACTGCTGCAACAATGTCAGGATTGATAGCAATAGACTGATCCTCAAATCCTTGTGAAGCATTCGTAAACATTTTCATTGCCATATTATTTTTTCGCCTTGTCAAATTTAGAACCGTTTTCAGTTGCAATCCAATACTGAATGTTGGCAGTTTCATGTTTGAAGTTTGCGATACCTTTTGATGAAATCTTGACGGAATAACCACCAGAAATCACTTTGAGATTTTCTGTTTTGAATATCATGCAATAGATATCACCATTACCTTCAGCAATCTCAATCGAATCAGTGTGTGCTGCATCATTAGTAGAATCAAATGTTTTCACAAAGACTTTACTACCATTCGATTCAACGGCAATGAATGGAGATGATAGAACATTCGCAGCCCGTAAAACCCAATCGAGGTCTTCACCAGAAAGTTTCAATGATATTTCTGGATTAGGCATCTCGATTGTTTTGTCGGGAGGGGTGACTATCATACTAGCAGCACAGAAACGATATCGAATCTTGCTACGACCTTTTAATCCTGAGATAAGAATATTATTATCTTCAAAATCAAAAGTTGGTTCTTCTTTGTGTAGAGAGATAACAGAAAGAAGATTGTTCAAATCATAAACTCCAAACTCAGTTGGAATTTCTTCACTCACTATTGCTTCAGCCATAATATTTTTGCCAGTAGAAACGGTTCGAATCGTTTTACCTTTCTTAAAATATATTCCCTGATTGATTGAAGCAAAGTTTTTCAAGATACTTAGAGTATCATTAGAAAGTTTCATAATTATTTCCTTGTCAAATCATGATTGTGTATAGCCATGATAGCATAGTGTAAGACTTTCATCAAGTCTTTTCGGTTGTGTCCATCTTTATTGCCGTATCTCTGAGCATACTTCATGATGTTGCCAATACAGAAACCTTCACCGTGACCACTGTCCATAATAAACTCAGTTGCCTGAAATTTATTTTGTGAATAGTGTTCACCGTAAGTGGCGTCAACGTATTCTTTTATTTCTTTTAGAATACGTTCTTCATTGTATTTGTAATCAATCACAACTTACCAGTATACTGTGCAACTGCTGGCATGTTACCAGTAAATGCATAGGTACCGATGTGTTGTGTTCTCATCCACGGACATAAGAAGATTTGTCCACCCATCTTACGCCACATCTGACAGAACATATAATCCTCTGACAGATAACGATCTGAACCACCACCAACGATAGAATCTTTAGTGTCGATTACAGTATCGAAGTATGCATGAATGTATCGTGAACCATCAAAGTTGGCTTGACCAACATGGTCTGGTTTGTAACGAATGGTTGGATATTGTTCTGCCATCTTATCAAACACATGACGTTTAACAAGCATGTGACCAGTTCCAATTTCCATCACTTCCAACGGTTCGGTTACGGAGAATTGTTGCGTTCCTGCGACAACATTGAAGACGTATTCACCGACCAGATTCTCAAGTTCTTTTGGATTCAGGTCTGGATGTTTACGAGCTGTCTCTGCAATGTTATTCCAGTTGATAGACTTCTTTGGATACGGACCGCCAATAACATCTTTGTCAAGTGCAATCAGTGCCAGAATATCTTGTGGATTATAATGAATATCAGAATCGATAAACAATAAGTGTGTAAAGTCTGTGCGAAGGAATTCATCTACCAAATAATTTCTTGCACGTGTGATGAGAGATTCGTTGAAAAGGAAGGAGAACTTCACTTCAACACCGTAACGCATCATCGTAGTTTGTAAGTCAAGACAGGATTTTACATACAGTCCATGTGACATACCGCCATACATTGGGGTTGCTACAAACAGTTTTGTTTTTTTGAGCTCTTCAGCGTTTAGTTGTATTTGCATAATTTATCCATAAAAAAAAGAGTGGAAGCACAGATTATATATATGCTTCCACTCCACCAGAACCTAAACTATTTTAGGCAAAAGCGTTGATACCTTCAGCACGAAGAGCTTCAACACCAGCAGCAACAACTGCTTTAGTTGGTTTGCCCAAACGGTAGAAAGAAATCTGGCGACCATCAGCAAGAGTGCGATTGTTCAGGTAAATTGCGTTACCTTCTTTACGCAGTTCGCTGATGCGACTTGTTACATCTGACACACCCCACTTCGCACGAATTTGTGCAGCGGTCAATGTGTTGTAGTCGGTGTCTGTTTTAGACAAGTAAGCAAGGATTTTAGATTTAACTGACATTACGAAATACTCCAAAAAATTTGACTGCTACAAGTAAGCAGTTGAAAGGCAGTCTTACTCTCAACTGTAACAACCATTATATCACGATGATAAGTAGTTGTCAAGTACATTTACGGCAAACATCAAAATGGGTCTGCAACTTCATCAGGTGCAATATCATCGTATGTTTTTACTAACAGTGTTTCAGTGTTCGCACCTGCATCAACCTTAGTATACAAGTCTAAGAATGATGCCTTAGTGTCGGTATCGAAACGGTTTAGGCAGTATTCAAGTGCTTTGATTTTAGAACCGAATACACCATACGTTTTTGCGATATGAACCAATCTACGAGTTGAAATCACTTCATCACAACCACCATCAGCAAAGGTTTTGCGAATCACATCTGCCCACGTTACGAGCTTCTCGGCAAATTCTTTATCAGACTTACCGATAGATTCCAATTCCTTCGTGATGATTTTGCGTTCCACTGTAACAGGAGGCCAATCTTGCTCAAAGGTATTCACGAATCGTTCCAAGAATGCTTCATTCAGAACATTCGTAAACATGAAACGGCCATCTTCCGAACCCTTACCTTTAGTATTTGCAGTTGCGAATACAGTAAAGCCAGCAGCAGGAACTACCACTTCATTTTTTTTCTTGAGTAAGAAAGGTTTACCCTCAAATACACGTTGCAGTGAAGACAAGTTTGCAGCACCGTAATCAATTTCATCGATACAGAGAACTGCACCTTGTCGGGCAGCGACAGTAACGGGACCGTCACGCCATTCCATCTGACCGTTGATAAGCACAAAGTTACCTAGCAAGTCACCTTCATCAGTTTCAGGAGTCATTGACACACAAACATACTTGCGTTTTTGTTTTGCACAAGCCTGTTCGATTGACATTGTTTTACCATTACCTGATTGACCAGTAACAAATACTGGAAAGAACATTTTAGATGCCACGATAGATTCGATATCATCGAAGTTACCAAACGGCACATAGTTTTCGTATTTTTGCGGTACAAGATTATCCGTTTCAAGATCAGTAATCAAGTTAGTGATTCGATTACCAATTTGTTTTTCAGTCGGTTTAGACATAGGAATAACTTGTGCTGTCAGATTGGGAGTCTCGACAGACGCTTTAGAAGATTTGGAAGATTTAGGAACTTTGTACAGACCACGACCAACACGATTTGCTTCATCTTTAGTAAACCAATAAGGATGAGCAATACCGATTTTTGCACAGATGCCGTTAATATCCTGAAGACTAACAGTCTTTTCACCAGTTGCAGTAACAGCATCCAAAAACTTAGCACGAACAGCAGAAACTTTTGCCATAATATATAAACTCCGTAATCACATTGAACAACCATTATATCCCATCTAGGTTCACTTGTCAAGTAGGGGGTGTTGTTTTTACGCAACACTCCCACTTGTTTCCTATTTGGCAATACCCTGTATGAACTTGGTAATCAATACCCGATTCACTTGTCTGGTTTTATTGAATTTCATAAACGCTTTAGCAAGGTTAGATGAATTCACTTTACCAGTTACTACAATTTCATCATCATTTATTTCCAAATTCGAACCATCAGGAATCAAAAAGAATGATTCGTATCCATCAAGTTGCGATACAAGGAATTTTTCTTTTCTCATCTGACGCACATACTTCTTGATTGCTTCATTTTCTTGAAAGTATGCACCTGGTATTTTACGGATTTCAGTCAACTCATCATTGACCAAACGACTACCAACAATCTTGGCCACCTTACCCGATGT